CAAGAGACTCGCCCAAACATGGGCAACACAACTTCTGTAGACAACACGATTCTGCGGAATAAAGAACTAACGAAACTCAGAGACTTTATCGAGACTTCTGTTGCGGATTATTTTAAGACTGTCCACAACCCCAAGCACAAGGTAGACCTCAAGATCACGCAGTCATGGACTAACTACACAGAGCCAGGCCAATGGCATCACAAACACGCACACCCTAACTCGTTTGTATCTGGCGTGTTCTATCCACAGGCCAACAGAGAGACGGACAAGATTTACTTCTATCGTGCGGGGTTCCAGCAGATTAAATTCCCACCTGAGAACTGGAATATCTACAACTCAGAGTCTTGGTGGTTTGAGGTCGGCACAGGTGATCTTGTTCTGTTTCCTTCCAGCCTAGAACACATGGTAGAGACGGTGCAGGGCAACCAGACCCGGATAAGTCTGTCGTTTAATACTTTCCCTGTCGGCAGTATCGGTGAAGAAGTAAGCCTAACTGGATTACAGATTGGAGAACTAGATGGCGCATTTCGCTAAGATTGAAGATGGAGTGGTGACTCAGGTCATCGTTGTAGACAACAAAGACACAGCCGATGCTGCTGGCGTAGAGAAAGAGCATATCGGTTCGGCGTTCTGCGAGCGTCTATTCGGTGGTACTTGGATGCAGACCAGCTACAACGGCAACAAACGGAAGAACTATGCTGGTATCGGATACACCTACAACGCCGATATTGATGCGTTTGTCCCGCCCAAACCTTTTGCAAGTTGGTTGCTGAACAATGACACGGCACAGTGGGAACCGCCAGTACCTATGCCTGATGATAATAATAAATATCAGTGGAATGAAGACAATATAGCATGGGAAATAGTTGACACGCAAGTATAAAAATGTTATCATAGACGCCGCTAATCAACGGAGCATCTATGACAACTAGCACAGGTGATGGTGGAGTACCCTACACAGTAGCGATAGTGGCAATGGGGCCTAGTAGAAGTGATTATATAAACGACTGTATCAGCAAGTCAAGCCGGTTTCAAGTAGCAGATGAGACTTGGGCTATCAATGCAATGGGTAGTATTATTCAGCATGATAGATTGTTTGTGATGGATGACTTGCCTTACTTTGCAAAGGTAGCAAGATCAGAGAATCCTGGACTTGTCGGTTATTCCGACTGGTTGCATAAGCATCCTGGGCCAATATACGCACAGAAGGCTTATAAAGAGTTCCCAGGTGCTGTGGAGTATCCGCTTGAAGATGTTCTTAATGTAATACAGTATCCTTACATTAATAACACCACTGCTTATGCTTTGTGTTATGCAATATATTTAGGTGTGAAGCATATTAAGTTGTATGGAATGGATTTTACCTACGCTAATAATCGTGGGTTTGCTGAAGCTGGACGAGCCTGTATAGAACACTGGATTAGGGATGCTTGTTGGCGTGGTATTAAAGTCACCATAGCACCTTCGTCAACCCTGATGGATACGCATAACAGGGTGTTGTATGGTTACTCTGTTCCACCTAAAGTAGAGAAAATCGACGGTAAATATAAGGTTTCCTTTAACCAAAACTAAAGAGGATAGAATGGCAATACAACATGAGACAGCAAAGACTGCCGGTGATGCGTTATCATTAGTAACGGTTGTTGGTACTCTAGCAGAGGTATTGCCAGCTATTGCTGCACTGCTGACTATTATATGGACGGGTTTTCGCATATTCGAGACCTCCACCGTACAAGGCTGGTTAGGGAAGAAGAATGTCAAGAAAGATTAGTTTAGGCAAGACCAAGAACACTGCTGCCAAGGAAACGATTTATACAGTTCCTACTAAACAGACAGCATTGTGGACTTTGCTGTATGTAGTTAACATTGGTTCTAACAATAAAGAGGCTGCGGTGTATTGGTATGATAAGTCTGCTAATGCAGAGTATGGAATTGTCAATGCTTCTTTCAACTCAGGCACTGGAGTAGAATGGGGTGGACAAGGTAAGTATGTAGTAATGGAAGAGGGTGATGAGATTAGGATAGAGATAGAAGACAATCAAACTACATTTACCTTTGTTGTATCGTTAGAATTAGATCCTAAATTAGCAGTTCAATTTAATACTTAAGGAGTATTATTATGCCTATGGTCGGAAAAAAGAAATTTCCTTACACTAAGGAAGGTAAGAAAGAAGCTAAGAAATACGCTGAAAAAAAAGATATGAAAAAGAGTATGACTAAGCAACCTGCTAAGAGGGGTTATTAAAATGGTGTACGATAAAGGATTTATTGCTCTTCGTAAGAAGAAAGCTACTGTAGGCACTGCTGTTCTTACAGCAAATAAACTTACTTCTGTTCCACTAACTGATGGTGGTTTTGGATACACTAGCACAGGCGCTATTACTATTGCTGCTCCTGCTGCTGTTACCTTTAATGGTGCTACTGGTGTTGATGATACCACTGAAGAGATTACCCTTACTGGTCATCCTTTTGCTACTGGTGATAAAGTTACTTATGCTGATGGTGGTGGCACAGAAATTGGTGGTTTAACTGATGGTGATGATTATTTTGTCATTAAGGTAGGCGCTAATACTATTCAACTTGCGGCTACACTTGAGGACGCTATTGCTGGTGATGAGATTGACCTAACTGATGGTGTAGGCGCTGCACACACACTAACTGGTGAGACTGCAACTGTAGCGCTTACTTTAGGTGATTTAGGTGCTATCACAGCCATTACTGTTACTAATCCTGGTAGTGGGTACGCTTCTGCTCCTTCAGTAACTGTAGCAGATCCACCTACAGGTGCTGGCGCTACTAAGTTGATCTTATCTGGTGGTGAGCGTGTCTCTGTTGGTTCTTCTGGTACTTTTAGTGCTACATTTAAGACTGAAGGATCACTTGATGGCACTACTTGGTATGATCTTGATACAACCTTAAGCACTGTTCTGTTTAAACAATATGCAAATCCTTTGCCTTATATCAGGGTTAACATGACTGCTTATACTTCTGGTGATCTTATTGTTAAGGCTCACTATTAATGAAACAGGGACTGTACGCAAACATTCACGCTAAACGTAAACGTATTGCTGCTGGCTCTGATGAGCGTATGCGTACTCCTGGCTCTAAAGGAGCGCCAACAGCAACAGCGTTTAAAGAGGCTAAGAAGACTGTTCGTAAGCGTTCAAATAAAGGCGCTTAAGTAACATAAAGGAACATATATGCCGCTTAAGAAAGGCTCATCACAGAAAACAGTTTCTGCGAATATCAGGAAGCTCCGTAAGGAAGGCTATCCTGCCAAGCAAAGTGTGGCTATTGCCTTATCAACGGCAAGAAAGAAAAAGAAATGAAACTCTGGATTGCTGTAGTAGTCTTCTGTATCGATGGGCAATGCGCCTTCTGGAAGCCTGATGAAAACTTTTACAGCGAACGAGAGTGTACAGCAGCAGCACAAAGATTTATGTACAAAGCAGAACAAGAATTAGATGTAGAGTTTATTGAAGGTGTTTGTCTACCAATCAACACCAAGGATCAAACATAATGGTTAAGAAGGCTTACCAAAACCCTGAAGGTGGTTTAAACGCTAAAGGCAGGGAACACTTTAAGCGTACTGAAGGCGCTAATCTAAAGCCTCCAGTGTCTGCTAAAGAGGCATCAAAGTCCCCTACAGCAGCCAAACGAAGGAAGTCTTTCTGTGCGCGTATGAGTGGTGTTCCTGGGCCTATGAAAGACTCTAAAGGTAAGCCAACAAGAAAAGCGCTAGCATTAAATAAATGGGATTGCCGATGACTACCAAAACATATTTACAAGCGATTAACGAGGTATTGATTCGTTTACGTGAAGACCCTGTTACTGCTCCTACTGATAATGCTTATTCTCGTCTTATCAGTGTCTTTGTTAATGATGCTAAAAGGCAGGTAGAGGATACGTATAACTGGAATGCTCTCAGTGCCACTATAACTGTTGATACCAGTGACAACATCTTTAGATACATTATGACTCAATCAGGTCAGCGCTTTCGTGTCTTAGATGCTATCAATCAAGAAAAAGACTGGTTTATGATTCCTGAAACAACAGGGAAGATGAACGAGTTGTTTATGAACCAAGGTACTACTCTTAAAGGCCCACCTGATCGTTATAACTTCAATGGTGTGGACGCTAATGGTGATACCTATGTAGACCTCTATCCCATCCCTGATGGTGACTACAGCATCTACTTTAACGTAATAGCCCCTACAGGGCCTCTTGTAGCCTCTTCAGACCCTATCATAGTTCCTTCTGAGCCTGTGATATTCCTAGCCTACTCTAAGGCGCTCCTAGAGCGTGGAGAGGACTCTGGCGTGACCAGTACCGAGGCATATCAGCTTTATCTACAGTCTTTGTCAGATCATATTGCTATTGATTCTGGCAAGTATACAGATGAAACTACCTGGGTTGCTATTTAATGAAACCAATACAAACAGCTAGTATTGCTGCACCAGGCTTTCTTGGGTTAAACACTCAAGATAGTAGTGTTCAACTATCTAGTGGGTTTGCTCTTACTGCTAACAACTGTATCATAGATCGATATGGTAGGATTGGTGCTAGGCGTGGATGGACACCTGTCAACAGCACTGTCAATACTGACTTAGGTAGTGCCAATCCTGTAGAGTTTATGTTTGAGATGGCGCAGGCTGGTGGCAATGTTATGTTAAGTGCTGGTAACAATAAACTGTTTACTGGCACTACAACAATGACTACCGCTGCTGTACGTAATCAAGCCAACACTGCTAATCTTACATATACTATTACTACTAACCATTGGCAAGGTGCTGCTTTACCATTCGGGGATGGTGCGGACGCAGAACCACACACCTATTTGGTACAGGCTGCACATGAGCCTTTGGTGTATCATAAAATGCCTGTTAGTGGCTCTGGTGCTACTTTTTCTGTAACCACTATCGGTGGTGGTGGCGCTATCACAGCAGTGTCTGTCACAGCCGCTGGTAGCGGATACAATGTTGGTGATGTATTAACAATTGCAGGTGGCACAGGCACTGGCGCTAAATTTACTGTTGCTACACTGACAGGTACTGGTATCGCTACAGTAACTCTTACAGTGGCTGGAACAGGCTATACAGCCTCTGATGCGCTCACTAGCACTGTTACTACTAATATTGATCCACACAGTCACGATGGTTCTCTTGGCTTTCAGCGACTTGGTGATGTAGGAACACTACCGCTTGGTTATACGACAACAGACTTTAAACCTAACTGTGCCTTAGCCGCTTATGGGCGTATTTGGCTTGCTGATATTAGTGGTGACAGGCAGACAGTATACTTTAGCAGGTTGTTAGATGGTTCTGACTTTACTGGTGGTGATAGTGGATCACTGTCATTAAATGCAGTGTTCCCTAATAACGATAAGATTATGGCGCTTGCTGCACACAATGGTTTCTTGATTGTGTTTGGTAGAAACAACATTGCTATCTACGGTAATCCTATTGATGTTACACAGTTGACATTGGTAGAGTATATTC